ACTTAGTCGCTCAAAAGTGTTGTAAGGGGTATTATATAAACAACCTAAACATTCTCGTATAAACAACGGCCCCTTGCGAGGGATACCCTGCGTTGAACAGATAGTGAAGGGCAACCTTTCTTTCTTTTTTCCGTGGCTAATTTTAGTAGCTCACGGCTAGGTCTTGTAAACGCTACAGGAACTAGCTATGACGCTTTGTTTCTTAAGACCTTTAGTGGTGAAGTACTAAGTGCTTTCCGCAAGGCAACCGTGTTCGAAGCGTTACACACCGTACGCACGATATCATCTGGTAAGTCTGCTCAGTTTCCTATTATTGGATTAAGCAGCACAGCATACCATACACCTGGTACACAGCTTACAGGTAATGCTATCAAGCATGCTGAGGCTGTTATCAACATCGATGACAAGCTCGTATCAAACGTATTCGTTGCTGACATTGATGAGGCTAAGAATCATTATGACGTTCGTAGCCAATATACAACTGAAATGGGTAACGCATTAGCGTACACATTTGATAAGAACGTAGCAGCTACTGTTGCACAAGCAGCACGTACTTCTACTAACCCAAACACTGACCTACCTGGTGGTACTCGCATCAAGATTGTTGCTGCTAACAAAGCAGCTATCACTGGTGCGAACCTAGTTGCTGCTATGTGGTCAGCGGCTGAACAGATGGACATCAACAATGTTCCAGCAGAAGGCCGTCATCTTGTGCTTGGCCCAACTGAGTACTACAAGTTAGCTCAGACAACAGACGTACTCAACAGAGACTGGGGTGGTTCTGGAGCATACGCAGATGGAACAGTCTTGAAGGTAGCTGGCATCAGCATCATCAAGTCAAACCATCTACCAACTACAAACCGTTCTGCTGTAACTGGTGAGAACAACACATACCACGCTAACTACACAGACAGCGTTGGACTTGTTTTTAACAAGCAAGCTGTTGGTACAGTTAAGTTGATGGACTTGAAGATGGAACAGACAGGATCAGATGTACATGCACTATGGCAAGGTACATTTATGGTCGGATCTATGGCTCATGGTACTGGCGTTCTACGTCCAGACTGTGCTATCGAAATCTACTGGGCAACCAGCTAATTACCGTGGGGGCTTTATGCCCCCTCTTTTCTTATGGGTCTTAACTTAACAACAGAATTAGAAGCAGTTAACAGAGTTCTGCGAATGATGGGTGAAGCACCTGTCAATAGTCTTCAAGGTCAATTTGGTTTGGCTAGACAAGCACATGATTCTTTGAAAGAAACCAGCAGAACAGTTCAATCAGAAGGGTGGTCATTTAATACTGACTATGAGAGAACTCTGACTCGTACTGCTGGTACTAATGAAATTGATTTAAGTTCAGATATAAGCAGAGTGAAGATTGATCCTTATGAATACCCAGATAATGAGGTAGTCCAAAGAGGATTGAAGCTATACGACAGAAGAAAGAATACTTCTGTGTTTGAAGAAGATTTAACAGCAGATGTGACATACATACTTAGCTGGACTGACCTACCTGAACACGCTCGTCAATACATCATGGTCAAGGCAGGCAGACAACTCCAAGACCAGATACTAGGTAGCGCAGATCTAACACAGATCAACTTAACAATGGAAGCAGAAGCTAAAGCTTTGTTCATGGAAGAAGAGAACAATGCAGGAGATCACAATATGATTAGAGGTAATCCTAACCACACAGGAGTATTCCAAACATATCAACCAAGTCGTACTGTTCTTAGGTAGTCATGCCTTTAATTAGTTCTTCAATACCCAACCTCATCAATGGAGTAAGCCAGCAACCTCCTGCTTTGCGATTGGCATCACAAGCAGAAGCTGTTATTAATTGCTTACCTAGCCCAGTTGAAGGGTTAAAGAAAAGACCACCACTGCATCATGTATCAAAAATATTCTCTGGTACTGCTGGAAGTGGCCGACCTTTTGTTCAGTTAGTCGAAAGAGAAGCAGGTATTAGTTATATAGTCATCATTCAAGATGGAGCAATAAAAGTAGTAGACCTACCTAGCGGAACACTATCAACACCCACTGCCACCACTGCTGATCTTGATTATTTAGATGTGGCAGGTGTCCCTTCTGAACAATTCAGGGTTGCTTCTATTGCTGACTATACATTCATAGTTAACAGAGAGAAGAAAGTTCTGATGTCAGATGCTTTGTCACCTGTATGGGGGACAACAACAAGCCAAGTTTCATCGATGGTATTTATAAAGGCTGCAAACTATGACACAGAATACAGCGTTACTTTAGGTGGAACCACGGTTACTTACAGGACAGATCCTGCTGGTGGTAACGACCTTGAAGGAACCTTTAATCAGTCAGGAAATAGCTCTACTGTCAGTGTTGCAATTACAGACCACGGGTTAATTGCTGGCGACAAGTTTCAAATATCATTTAAAGATCCAACTTCAGAAGCAGTAGCAGGGACTTACACAGTCACTGGTGTCGGGGCTGGTGGTGATGATTTTACTTATACTGCTGCTTCGGCAAATAATTCTTCAGCCAATAATGGTAATTGCACAGTTACCACAATGAAGAAGTTATCAACAGTAGATATTGCAAATAAATTAGCAGAACAATTAGATGACATTAGTGGATTTACTGTTGATAACAACGATTACATAATTCACATAAGAAAGAATGATTTATCTGACTACGATGTATCAAGCAAGGATACAGGTTCTGGTGACGGCACAAAGACAATTAAGGAAGTAGTTGATGATTTGAATGACCTGCCAACCAAGGCATACGAAGGGTTTATAGTCAAAGTACAAGGGTCACAAGCGTCAGAATACGACGACTATTATGTTCGTTTTACTAAAAATAAAGAGAACTCAGTAACAGGATCTTACGGAGATGGAGTGTGGAAAGAGACAGTAGCACCAGGGATTAAGTATAGATTTAATGAGACAACAATGCCTCATGTATTGATTAGAGATGTCGCTGCTAATGGCACTGTTACTTTTAAATTTCAGAGATATATGAGCGAGCAAGTTAGCGAGAATGTTGCATACAACCAGTCTGGTACTACTGTCACTGTTACTAAAACTGCTCACGGATTAAGCAATGGAGAAGAATTATTAATCTTGCCTACTAGCGGAGACGGATTACCAATCGTAACCAAGATTACCGTTAGCAATACGTCAGCAAATACGTTTACCTATACAGCTCTAAACAGTGGAAGTTTTTCAGGCAATGCTTCTTATGGTTATCCGTGGTCAGGTCGCCTAGCTGGTGATGAAAAAACAGCTAAAGAACCTTCTTTTGTTAATAACTATATTCAGAACTTAAACTTTTTTCGCAATAGATTAGTTTTATTAGCTGATGAAAGTGCAATTCTTTCTGCTGCTGGTGCTGATTTTGGTAGATTTTTCCCTGAGACTGTGCAAACCACAGTAGATAGTGACCCCGTTGATCTCTCTTGCGGTGGCACGTCTATCAACTTACTTATCTCTAGTGTTTCTTTTGCTAATACGTTATTGCTTTTCAGTCAACATGCTCAGTTCAGACTAGATTCAGGTACTAACGTTGGAACTGCTATCTCTCCTAGAACGGCTGGTATAGCACAGATGACAAACTTTGAAATGGATACGTCTGTCGATCCGATAGCAGTTGGACGTAATACTTATTTCCCTATACCTAAAGGAAACTTTAGTGGAATACGAGAGTTCTTCCTTCCTGACTCAAGTGGTTCAGTTCCTTTATCTGAAGACGTAACAGCGTCAATACCGAGATTTATTCCTAGCAATCTCTGTAGCTTTACATCTTGTGTTGCAGAAGATGCACTTGTCGTTATCAGTAAAGACCAACCTAAAAGAATATATCTTTATAAGTTCTTCTTTGAAGAAGATACAAAGCTTCAATCAGCTTGGTCTTACTGGGAGGCGGAAGGAAGTAAATCTATCCTTGGAGGTGGAGTTAAAGGTAGTGATCTCTTTGCTGTTATTGAATACTCTGATGGTGTTTACCTAGAGAAAGTTTCATTAAGACCAGAGCAAGTAGATGCAGGTACAGAGATAGAAATCCTTTTAGATAGAAAGACAACAGAATCAGTGTCAGGATTATCAACAACACTTATAAACCCTGGTGCATTAGGAGTTCAAACAACTATCACTCTTCCTTATCCAATAGCAGCAGGATCACAGATGGTGGTAGTCGGAAGATACGAGGAAGGTAATACTCTCCTTAGACACGGACAAGTCATTGAACCTTTATCACAAACAAGCAACTCAATCACAGTACCTGGGGATCTAAAGACAGTTCCAAGTTCAGGTGACAATGCAGGCAAAACACCACGATTCTTTATCGGTGAAAGATACACTATGACTTACGAGTTCAGCACACCATATATAAAAGAACAACCTTCTGGCGGTGGTGTTGCATTAGCAGCAGGGCCGAAACTACAGATGAGGACATGGACTGTAATCTTTGATGAGTCGTCAGCGTTTGAGTTAAAAGTTACCCCTGCAAGTAGAGACACAAACACTTATCCATACAACGGAGTTATCGTTGGTGAGGCCCCTCCACTTATCGGAGATCCTTCAGTTCTTACAGGATCTTTCCGTGTACCTGTGATGGCAAGCAATATAGATACTAAGATAGAAATATCCTCTACAAGTCCACTACCTTGTCGATTCCAATCAGCCGAATGGGAAGGGTTCTACCATACGAGAGCGAAAAGGACGTAGCCTATCAAAGACTTACTTGCTTAGAAGATCTTAAAGCTATTGGCGACAACATGAGAGATGAGGATATAGCTGAGATTAAGGCACAGTCAGGGTTAGATCCTATAGCTAGTTTGTTCTACTGTTTCTTTAAGAGTAACCCCTGTATGACTATGGTTAGCA